CCACCATCATCTGAATAACGGTAAGTCACCTGTGGATTGTATTCCGCCTGATTCGTTGTTGGAGGATAGAAAATTTCATCGACTCCTCCTCTAACCAATTCATATTCGTCACTTGAATTAAAGGTGCAAGATGCCGCCAATGCATAAGTAATCGCCGTTGCGGCAATGGTGATAATATATTCGGCTTCGACACTTTCACCTGTGGTTACATTGCGCATCCAGTCGGTTCCTTCAATAAAACCCAGTGTTGTAAAATCCACACCACTTGTATCGTTAAGAACAGTTGTTGATGTTGAGGTAGTGTAAGCGGGAGTATAGACACGCGTTACACCGACCCCACCCTCAGCATCGAGAACAATTTCATCAAAAACGATGGCCTGATAATCTTTATTTGTAGGTACTGTCCTGCGTATCCATTCAATATAATCCCCATCATCCGTGTAGGTATCTAAGTCAAGCTCATAAAATTGTCCTGTTAATGAATCGCCAACATAATGCTTATTATTAAAAAACAAATGGCCGTTTGGTCGCCAACGTAAAATAGTTAAACTGTGGCGCGAGTGCCAAAGTTGAGTTGAAATATCGTAAACAAATGTTTTTTTACTGACGGGAAAGGTCAGCACATAAAATTGATGACCTCGTTGCATATAAATAAACGAAAATGCATCACTGGTTGTTAAATTATTTATTTCATTTGATATCTCTGAAGTACTTATAACCTTTACAGATACGCCAACGGTCTGACAAACCTCAGCTCCACCATCATCTGTTTTTCCTAAAAAGAATACTGAGTTGTCACCTTCAGCTACGGAAAATGGCGCTTCAATTCCCCATGATGATACGCCGCCTTGGGCACGAGAGAATGGAAAATTAGATGCTCCTGCGTTGTACCAGACTTCTAGAGAATCAAAGCCAAACAGATACAAAAAATCATCTGTTGAATGAATCGTGATTAAAATATCAGGACGTGCTTCGGCATTTTCGTATTCCAATCCATTCCATGAGCTAGGATCTTCTAACGCTGATTTATAAAACTCGCCTGTGTTATCGGCTACAACAAGAAAAAAACCGTCTTTGTATGCACAATGAGAAACACCCAAAGCGGGGGTTTGCTCGGACGGAAAGTCCACATCTGTTATTTGTGCAAACGTTGTACCATCCCATGTATAACCTTTCGTTCCATCTACTAACATGATGTAACTAAAGCCTGCAACAATTGAGACGCGTCCTGCACTTGTGCCAAGAGTCCCTTCTTTTGTTACGACCAAACCGGTTGTCACAGAATAAAGACCGTCGCCTGCAACAAAATGACCTACACCGTTGAAAGTTACGCCATTGCTTCGGCATTGAGTTGAACCCATTATAAAAGCGGTTTTAATGCCAGGGATTCTATACAGCACCGCTTTTTCTTTACCATCTGATATTTCAGGGTAAAGGTTTTGTGTTACTTGTGCGCTTTGGAATGTGCTGCGCGATTCACCTTGAGCACCGACTAATGGAATGGGTAGTCTCATTTATTTTTCGCGGGCTTCAACTTCAGTCATACAATTACCTGCGTCATCATCGGCTTGCCCTGCTATTGAAAACCCAATAACAATTAATATCGCCAGAAGTACTGATAAGACTTCGCCTTTTTGCTTTTTCATAATGTTTTCCTATTGATAAATTTAAATTACTTCCATTTAATAGATGGGACAAAAACGCCTTTTGGTGCGGCTCTTTGTAGTTGTGAATTGCCAATAGTTAAATAATTGTCATGTATGATCTGGTTCGCGTCTTCACCTTCATTGCGAAGGGTTACCAAATCTCTGACAACATCTGAAACTGGATCAAGAAGAACAATCGTTTTACCAGCAAAATCATTCCCTTCCCACGGATGAGGGAATAAATCCATATCAGCGTTTTTCTTTGCCTGTGTTATATAAGTTTTTTTTGGGTTTATTTTTATTAATTCAATAGCCCGCTCTCTATAAGGAAGCTTGGCAACTTCTGGTGGGATGCTCTTAAGCATCTGATATGCTCCACCATTATCATATCCGTCTGGAATTGTATTTGTAGGCCCATGAAATACCCATAAAGGATCTTGGCACATATTTACGGCTTCGATTTTCCCTGTTGTGTTATTAACTAAAGCATAAATAAATGCTGGTATATCACCATCACCTAGATCATAAGGTGGAGAGGCCGCAACATAACGCCATATACACCATGCTACTTTTATATCTGGCTCAACTAGCGTCATTCTAGTCACGGCGGTTGTTGAGTTAGTGGTAACGCCAAAAGTTAAATATGAATAGTTCGAGCCTCCATCACTGTTGTACCATTTAGGCATAAAGATATAGTCGCCGCCTGTTAGGTTAAAAGTTACAGTGGTGTCGGTGCTTTGGCTTCCAGTAGAAGTATTTAATTCAGCTGTATGTACCGCAGAGCTTGCAATTTCATTAGCACCTACTACACCAGCAGCAATCTGAACTGGGAAACTTAAATTACTTGAACCATCAAATGCGGCAGACGTACCAGTAACATCACTAGTTAAAGATATAGTTCTGCCAGTTTCAAAGGCAGTTGCGGTACCCGCATTACCTGTTAAATCACCGGTCACATCACCGGTTACATCACCGACTAAATCAGAAATGATATTTATCGAATGAATACCTTGTCGTGCTGACATTCCATCGAACCAAGCTGAGCCTACATTTGTAGCGCCTGCGCCATCCATGCCGGTAATGAGAATGTCAGACTGAACCGCACTTGCATGAGCCGTAACTTGTCCGGTTCGTTCTTCGAATGAGGTGGGATTAGTTGAATTATTGGTGTAGGCGTTGGATGAAGAAAGTAAAATACTGTCGGCGTCATACCATCTAAAATCAACCTTATTAAAAGTATCTGCGGCACTTGCTTTATAAATAAAATTAACGTCCAGCGGTTCGCCTTTCATAATGTTAAATTTATCTGAAACCGAGGTACCTGCACCATTTGAACCTATACTGGTAAACTTTAATGATTTAAAACCATGAGCTTGGTTTGTTGCATCTACTTCTATTGTGCCGTCCGCTGACTCTGTGACTATCCAGTTATCAGGCAAGCCCGCTACTTCCGATTCAAACTCAAATGAGCCATTAATCAGCAATACTTTTTCATCGGCGGCTGATTCGATCTCAATATTTACATCGTCAGTCGTTATAGGATTACTGAACGCATCGTCGTCGGTGACTTTTACTTTGTATGCACCATCCATCCATATTTCTGCTCGACCATTTGCATCTAAGGGAACAGGATTAGCTAGGGGCGTCGAAAAACTTGAATCGGAATACACGTCTTTTGGTGAAGACGTCCCCGCTCTATAAAAATAAACAAACCCGTTGGCTCGGGGGTCGCCATCATTATCTAACCCCTGAAACACATTATTTATAAATAACGACTTAGCCATCAGTAATAACCATCGGTATAAATGTTATATGTGATGCCTTTACGTAAACCATTATCAACGCCCAACACTTCTTCTCGGTTTGCCCGAGCAATACGTTTTAAATTTTGTTTTGACTCACGAGCAGCGTTTATTACTTCTTGAGAAACACTCATGCCATAATCAGGTGCGATGTCGAGCATCAAATTAAATTTTAAGGCACGATCATATTCAGCGGGTAGGTCAATGGTGGTATCTAAATCAGGTATTACCGTTAACGCTTTCATTGAAGTTAAATACAATGTCAAATCGGTGGTTGGCATTAAATCAAAATAGATTTTTCCCAGTGGATAAACCGGCTCGTAATAAAGACGAGTTGGGTAACCTGCTACACTTTTGAAACCTATATCGCTATAACGCCTAAATGACATGAGTGTCATTGAATAATCTGCGCCATTTAAACGATGATAACCATCTAAAATCTGGATAGGTCGAACGGTATCCAAATCACCACCTGATCCAATCGTGTATTCATTTTGAGAAGAACTGTATGGTAATGATTCAGTTGTGCGATAAGGCAGCGTAAGATTTTCACCTGACCAAGACGCGATTAACTGGTTTAGTATTTCCAGTCCATCCGTTCCTTGATCACCTGTCATAGCCATTCCTCGACCGATCCGACCCAGCCCTCGCAATGAGCCGCTTATGATTGCGCGAGCATTACTCACTATTCAATCTCGTGTGTATCGACAACAGATCCATCCGATACCGACATCTTCTTTTTCTTTGACTGTTTTTTTAATACAGTTTTTTTTACGAACGATCCGATATCATCTGGATGATCGACGCATCCATCAGGCTGCGATCCTGTTTCAAAGATTTTTCCCTTCGGAAAATCTGAATGGTAAAACCATTTTTTCATTATTTTTTCTCCATACAAGAGACAAGGTTCTATTAATTACGACGTTGCAAAAGGATCAAGGTTGGTTCCAGAGCCGCAAATTACACCTGTGATTGCCCATTGAGTTGTAGAGATGGCCGTAACTCTAAATGTGCCACCGACTAAACCGCCTGTTGTTGAACCGTTCGATTCAATAGCAACATGTGTGCTTCCATCGGCCACGAAAAAATCACCTGAAGATGCAAGCGTAAGATTGGCGCTCAACACACCACCAATCAAAAATTCGGTTGCAATGGTTTTAGTTATCACTTTGTGTGTATCGCTGGCTGTGACAGAAACGGTCGTGACAAAGTCAAACATCATCCCAATAACTGGTGTCGGTAGAGTGATTGTGATTTGTGTTGCGGCATCCAATAGAATGAGAGATCCTGATTCTTCCGGCAATAACTGACGAGTCGTTGTTCCAATATTTTGGATAACTTCATCGTGTAAGCCAGGTGCAACGCATCCATTAGTACCGTTTTTACCTAATTGTTCTAAAGACATTTGTATTTCCTCAAAAAACTTTCTATGAATCCACAAGCCCAGTGCTTCGTAACTTGGTTAAAAGACTGTTGTAGCTTGCGGTTAATAATGTGAACTCAGTAACGAGCGTGGCCAGTGCTGCCGCTGTCGTATCCAAGTCAGTCGCCGCATTCGATGTAACGGTTGTGGAACCACTTGAATGTGCGGTATAGGGTGTGGGCGTCGATGCAGCCGCATGTGTTCCGATGCTCATCGCAACGCCAAGTGCTTTACTCATAATGTTCTCCAAAAAAAAAGAGGGCGATCGCCCTCTTATTCATTAACCCCAATTGCGGCAAGCCAGTTCTGGATATAACTCTTTCCAGCCATAGAGCACATCAATACGACAGGGGAAAACATCGTTGTTAATGTCATAGTCGCGAATGATCCGCAGAGAAAAGCCATCCATAACCTGGCGATTTGCAAAATCAACACCCGCTGGCATGACGAGATCCGCTGTGCCTAAACAAAAGGCGTCTTTATGAAAACCAATGTTTTGGGGGTACGCGACTGACTCGGTTCCGACCCATGTCACCACCGCTCCGTCAGCAGGTAACGCATCAATCGTCTGGAATGCGCCGGTTGCACTTAAGGTCGGCGCAATGGCCACGGTGGCTGCATTGGATGATCCTGTAACATCAGCCGTAACAACAAATTGCTGTAACTTTCCGGTAGAAACTCTGGATTGAGGGTTTACCGAATAAACCCCCGCGACGGTAAACACATCGCCTTGTTTTAGTGCGGGGGCGGACGCAGTGAATGCATCAATGCCAAGTGTCGTTGCCCCTTCAGTAACACCAGAGGGTTCATTGACAACAGTCGATCCGGCAAAGGTTCCATTGGTGTGCATCCGGACATTTTGATCCATTGCGATGTCGCCAAATCCCAATTGATTTTGAGCCATCATCCCTGCTCGATAGTTTTCTGAAATACTGCCTCCATTGTTAAATAATCCCTTAAGGCCATCGATCATGGCGGCATTTGCAGCAGGGTTATAAATAATGCAACGTTGACCATCACGAGGCGCGGCATTGTCATCCAATATTTCACCTACGCCCAATAATGAAGCTGCGGTCGCGGGTGTTGTACCAGGCGTTCCATTTGAATTAAAAACAGTGTTGTATAATCCCAATCCGTCGTAATCGATTTTATTAGTAATCGCTGCCATGGCTGGCTTTAGGATTCGATCGGAAAAATCATCAATATCGAGCGTTAATTCCTGTGAAGTAAAATCAGTATCAACATGAGCTTGAGTATCGAGAGTAAGCGTTTCACTGGTTTCTGTTGAGTTCTGCACATTCAATGCAGGACTGGAGGTTGTAACCGTATAACGAACCGGTTTGCGAATACGCAAAGCATTGCCAATCTTTGCACCACTTTGTGCAAATGAATCATCGTATTGGCGATTAACGCTTTTGGAGAAGCCCAGATTGTTAACTAATATACGCAGAGCTTCTCGCGTTATTTGGTCTACAGTGAGCAGTGAGTTAGAAGCAGCCATATATTGGCCTCCATCTGAGGGAAGGTGCTTTGTCTCCCGACAATGCGAACCCTGATTTAAATTTTCCCCTTACTCCATCGTGTCTTATTCCGACGCTTTGCCCATTCTTCCATCGACAATTTACTATCATCGACTTCAACGGATTCGGCATTTTCTAAAGGTTTAACGGGTTCGGGTGTTTTAGTTTGTCGAGGCGTAGGGATTGAAACGGTTGCCTCCAACCGCCCTATTTCACGCGCCATTTGTGCAGGGTCTAAAAGAGAGATGCGTTCAAGTTCTGTTGAATTTTTACCAAGGTGATAAAAAATATCATCGGCGTTGTCTGCCATAGCAACAGTATTCGCAACTTGTTGAGTCAAGTTGGGATCAGTCATGGCAACCTTTTCAAAGTCGCTGTATTTTTCTTTACCTTGATGAACGATGTTTCCAAAATTTGGCATTGTTGGTGCTTGAACTTCAGGTTGTTTTGTTTGAGACAAACGATACTCAACTTGAGCATCGATATAATCATCCTGAGTTTCAAAATCATCGGGGTTGGGTTTATGAACTTGTTGGTGCTGTGTTAACTCTTGTCGCAGTTTCTCGGCTTCAGCTTGTGCCTCTTTTTTCTCGCGTGTTAATTGGTTAATTCGTTTTTGCGTTTTGTCACGTTTACGCTGACGTTCCGCTTTCGCTTTGTCGTCTTCTGACGGCTCAGTTTCTTGCGTTTCTTGACTAGTATTTTCACTACTGCTTTCGCTACCTGACGCTGTTTCAGCGTTTGGGTGACTGGCATTGTGACTAGCATTATTATCAATTTCTTGATCATCGACTTGATCTTCGGTTTGAGTGGCCGCGTTTTCTTCTGTCATACATCACCTTGCGGAGTATTGAACCGTGTGAGACTCCACACGTAGAGTATTACGCTTGTAATTCTGTTAAGGCTTCGGCAATCCCTTGATCGACCATGGCCTCAATCATCTCTTTTAATTGATTCACATCACCGGTTGCTTGAAGCATGTCGGCTTGAGCTTGAACCTTATCGGCTTCGGCTTTGGCTATGGTCGCTTCACTTTTGGCCATGTCGGCTTGCTGTTCTGGTGAGGGTTCCTGTGGTTGACCAGGGTTTAATATTTGTGGAGGCAACATGGCTTTGAGACGTTGAGCTATTTCTTCCGCGCCCTTAAAGTCCATATTTTCTAAAACTTTATCCATTGCGCCGGATCTTAATTCAGGCGAGACCTGAACCAATTGCATCAGTGCATCGAGGGCTTCTATTCGTTGAGTGGCATAACTTGGGCCGGTGGATACAGCCACCGTATATTCGCCCTGTTTTAAATCATTGATCATGCCGCCAGGTACAGGGGCATTAATGGGCACAATTTGTTCCTGATCGTTTTCCCTTATACGAATGTTGCGAGCGCCATCGTAAACATTGGGTATCATATCAACGAGGATACGACCAACCTGCTCTATGGCGATGGACAAATTATCGTGATAGGTAAATGTTGCCGTATCACCTTCTCGTTGCCTCGCGAGAATAGCGCGACCTGAGGTTTCATTGGATCTTGATCCAAGCGATGCATCATAAATACCCGTGGTAGCTTTAAGATCTTCAGCAGCCATTGCCGCTTCATTAACCGCACCCGTAGGAATAGCGCCGCCCTGAATGCGTTGAGGTATAGGTGAGCCAGGTACATTATTATAAGGAAGGAAGGAATGGTTCTTTGTATTAGCAGTTTGCCAAATGGCTTCAAAACCTTCGACTTGTTCCGCCGTTGCGAGCCATGGTGAACGAGGAGCTAACGCGACACTCTCAGCACTGGCTGTACGATGAAAGTTATACGATTGCTGCGCATCCTTTGCAAAACGAATCACGCCTCGATAAATCGTTTTGCCTTCAATATGCAATTCTTTTCCGTATACCGGCACGATAGGTAAAAACTGACAAGGCACATCAACAACGGGTTCTAAATCTTCGCGGCCTGAAATCAATCGACGCGTGACCTTGTATGTCTTGTCTACACGCTCGTTTAAAATAAGATCTTTGGGTATATCCTTTGTTTTTTCGACTACTTCACCCGTTGACAATAAAACCAGTGTTTTTTTGATCGGCTTGCGTTCGAAATATTCAGCAACACGGACTTTATCGCCAAACCAATCTTCATACCGCTCACCCGAGCCCTCAACAGGCTCCCACGCCATATTCGGATACTTTTTCTTGAACTCATCCTTATCTAAATAGATAGAAACAAAACAATATTTCGCATCCCACTTGGTGAATTCTTTTGCATCAGAATCAAAATAAATAGTAAAAGGATTGGTGATCCGCCTGATTTCGCATTCCTGATCAAACGAACCGCTTTTGTATTTCGTATTCACTCGAATAAACCCAAATCCATGGCCACAGGCATGGTCAAATGCCGTTTGATATGCGATATCCGCTTTGCTTTTATATTGGATTTGAGTGATTAAGTTTTCATAGATAACACCATGAGGTGCATCATCTTCAGGTCGTATTTTTATGGCTATTTTATTTTGTCGCGAGTCACCCACTACCTGATCAATAAAGCCTTCCAGTCGATTAAACGTCAGACATGGTCGTTTATCCGATTCCCGTTCACGCCGAACACTTTCTGGCCATTGATCGCCATCTCGAAAACGAATATCTTCTAAAGCTTTTTCACGATTTTCGGATTCATAATCTAGACAGCGCTGAAAACGTTTTCGTATTTTTGTAAACTCGTCAGTGTCCATTAACCCATCCAACTACCCGAGGGTAAGGTATTCAATTTTTTTGTTTTATTAGTTTTTATTCGAGCAAATCGAATTGACTGAACGGCATAACGCGTTGCGGCCATAAGATCGTCATCACGATCAATAATTTTGTTGTCTTTGTGATGGTAATTTCTAAACTCTTCAAACCAGTCAAATAAATGGGAGGCAACCTTTAATCGCCCGTCATTAAATCGGTTAGCCATTTCGACAATACCAGGCATTATTTGAATGCCTCCCTTCCCCTCTATCTCATTGTCTTTCGCAGGATTGGTAAAATGATTGGGTAATAAATTAATGCCATAATCACGATATTGTTTTTGTATTGAGCCGCCCATCCCAAAGTTTTTATTGCCGTCATGAGGCCATGCCACAGGAACCCAAATAGAAGGTCGGGCGATTAAGAAAGGTGCTATTTCATTGATTTCGCGTTTATTTATTTTGACGGCGTCATACAGGTAGAGCGTATCTGTATCAGGATCGTGAGCCAGCCAGACAACCGCTGTGTGGTGGGTATAACCAAAATCAATACCGGCGATACGAGGCCAATGATCGGGCAGATCAATCGCATCATATGAAACCTGATGTTCTGGATAGGGAAATACCAAACCGGAGCCCAACATCGGGACACCTTCTGCTCGCATGCGTATCTCATGCGGCATCATGGCCTGCATCGCGTCAGTTATTTTGTCTTCGGTTAAATGCCCGCGTCGTCCTTTACGAGTAAATTGAATTTTAAATTGGTAATGCAGATCGCCGCGATTGATCACAAAATCGGAACCGGCTACATCCTTCCATCCTGCCCTATGCATCGACCATTGTTTTTGCACCGTCTTTACCACACCGGTCGTGCCATTTTCGGGGGTAAATGTCATGTATATAATTCCGCCGGTGTCGATAATAGAGCGAATGGCCTGACTCATAATGTCTTCGGGAGGCTCTTCATCTAGCCAGTTCATATCCGCTTTATGAGCCATCCATGTTTCTTTACCCATGTCATATGCCAACATGCTGACTTTCGAATACCCCCCCGAAGCATGCTTGACCATGACGTGATACTTCGCATCGGGAACCCCTGGTTTTCGCATGGCTCGACCAATGAGCTCTTTGGGTATCCACCCTGTTCCCCATGCGTTTTCAGTGGTCGGGTCGCCAAAAAGCGCTGCTTGAATAATATCCCGTGTTTTTTCGTTGTTTTTTCCACCGCATACTGCTCGGATTGGCTTATCAAAACGCCGTCCTGTCCACCACTCGGGATACAAGCCTGTGACATGAAAAGATAGCTCTGCACCCCCAGAATGAGTCTTGCCTATACGATTAGCGGCCTGTAGACAGCGGAATTTTGCATTATCTGCGTGAAACTCCATCTGATAGCGATAAGGATCGTAATAATCGATTTGTCGCTCAATAATGGCTTTTTCTTTTTCCTTCACCAGCTCTAGTAGACGGGACTTGTTATCCATGGTTAAATCTCGCATTATTAAGCAGTGCTTAAATACTAGAATCGAAAATTAAGCGGGGATCGATGAAAAAGCTAATCAAATATCTTGAATTTCAGAAAGGAATTGCTTCTAAAGGAGAAAGGCAACAATTTCATTTATGGATAAATACACTCAGAAAAATCATGCAAAGCGATAGCGGCATCCCTGTAAATGGCGATTCGATATCGACAACACGCAAAGACTCAGGAGTTACCAGCGTTTACCGAATGACAAAACTTCGACCCAGCGGCGTACTCACAGAGTACTGGTCTACAGGAGAGCAGCATTTCTTGATCGATTTATTCGGTGAAGTTGAGGCATTCAATCTCGCGTGTGCTTGCGCTTATAAACGAGACGGTCAGCTACTCGTAAAAGAGAATGCAGATATACCGGCTAAACCCAATGTTCCTTTTATTATTTCAAAAGATATTCACCAGGAGACACAGATATGAACAAATTAATTCCTTTCGTAACACTGCTTACGGCATTAACAATAAGCAACACTGGTATGGCATCAGAGAATGAATCGTTAAAAAAAGAGGTATGTTCACTAAATAAATCCTTGATATCCATAAATGACAAACTTCAATTCAAAAAATTGACGGTAGAGGAAGAAAATGACCTTATAAATGTATATATGTCGCTGACTACTCGAATTAAATATTATCTTGACCGTTATTCTCGTTTA